TTACTCCTCCTTCTTTACACCGAGTCCGCTCTTCTTTCGAATGAGCTCATGCAGCTCTGCGGCCTCTGTTACCCCTGAACGCTCCATATTCTCGAGAATCGACAGCATTTCGGTCACAGACAGGTATCCGACCACAACGACGACCGCGATAGCCGGTGCGCCCGCACGTGTGCACATCGAATCGACAAGCCACGCGGCTGCGACAACGCCGAAGTAGGTGAGCATCTTCGCGACAAATCGCGTACGCATTTCCTCACTCCGGATATACCCAGCACGTCGCGCTTTTGGGATATTCTTGAGACACGCCCAGAAATGGATTTTCTTGCGGCCGCGGTCAGTGAGGTGCTGACGGGACAGTGAGAGCCACTTCGTCAGTAGGTCAACGCACACAAGCGCCGCAAACGCAACAGCCATCTGGAAGTGCGTGTGTGAGGCAAGTGCTATGATGCAGGACGTGCAGACTTTGAATGCCCACGCTTCCTGTAGTCTCTCCAGCACCTTCATCACGATATCCAACATAGCATTCTCCTTTCAGTGTATAAAAATAGCCGCCCTATTGAGCGGCATGAAGCTTAAACGGCTTTTGCGATCATATACGCATAAGCATGGACTTCGGAATACCAATCTACGATGGGATCATACCTCGGCGGTACCCCTTCGTATTTGTGCTCTAATAGTACTTTATTAATGGATACTGTGTTATTCGACACGTTAATCAACGGTTTCCACGCTCTGTTGCTCCCCACTGTTCCCGCCTCTAGGTAGATGAGCTGATCCACAATTATGTCTTCAGACAACAGAAACAACAGCGTATCTGCATCGTACACGTACGACGCGGGATCAGCCCCCCCACAATAGCTTACATCAAGATATCGCGCGTTAGATGAATATACCACTCTTCCGTTTGCATCGAAGACCTCCAACCCCGTGAGGTGCTCGGATGGGCTACGCTTTTTCGTCCCGAATATATACAGGTTTCCTACATTGACGATGTCATCCCTTGCCACGGTCGTAAAAAGGGTCGGCGGATTGTAGAATTGCATGAGAGCCCATGTATTAGGGTTGTCATATTGGCGCTCGATATCTACGCAAAAGGATTTTCCCTGCAACTCTGCTAAACTGACGCCGAATAAATAATAGTCATCCTTCGCCGCATTGCTCGGTTGCGGAACTACATAATCAACGCTTCCGTTAATTGATCGTTTCTCGCATCGTGACATTGGTACGATCTCAATAAGCTCAAGATTTTGGAAAGAGTCATTGAGGATTACGCGTTCATCATCTTCATTGAGATACTCAAAATATCTATCCATATCAATACACTCCGTACAGTATCATCCCGCCATATGGCGCGGGAGTATTCTTCCAGTAGATACGACGGTCAGTTATCCCCAACACAGGATGTTCATTGTTTTCCCCAAAAGGATGGACTAGTACGACCATCCACGGATGCTGATTCGGATACTGCTCAAACGTCAATTCTCCGGTTCCCGAGATTGTCATGACACCAAGAACCTTTGTAAGGCGCTTAGTCATGTCCAGTTTTATCTTCCCGTTCTCATCAAAAACCTGTAATCCTTGCGGCATCTCCTTCACCCGCCCTTTCATCGGCACACCGTCTTTGTAGATTGTGACGGGATACTCCATCGTCGCAGGTTCAACCTTATGCGTCGGTTCCTGCGGACTGATTGGCTCTTCCTTTACAGGAGGGCTTCCCGTGCTCGAATTTGCCCTCCGTTTCCGCAAGAGGAACGCCACCGCCACAATCAACACGACCCCTACTACAGCATACATGCTCATCTCACCATACCCCCATTCTCACGCGTAATCTATCCTTATCGTCATAGACAAGGATCAAGTTGTCATGGATCTCCGTCCGCGCGCCGCTGTCGGCTGTACGCAACGTGCCGATCTTTGCCGTTATCGCCGACAACTCGGCGACTTGCAGCCGGTCAGCCCCGATCGAGTTTGCGACAATACGATCACCTTGTATGCTGCCGGCCTCAATGTTCTTCGCAATGACGCCGCGTTCGAACTTCGTGTCCCCTGTGACATGCAAGAACTTCCCATCAATCTGTACGCCATCCGGAGAGAGGTTAATCTGATTGATTACATCTCCCTTCTTGACGCGCAGGTTGATGTCATCGCCGAGCTGCGTGATCGCGGTGTACGCACCATCGACTTTTTTAACGATGGCTGTGTAACTCTCCGCCGCGGCCTTGCCTTTGTCGAGTGCATCCTTAATCGTTTCATCTACCTGCTCGATGCCGATCTTGATGTTCTTCAGCCACTCGTCGGGGATAGCATTCCTTACGGTAACGAGTTCAGAATCGCAATAAGCGCCTTCGCCGAATGCGTCAGCAAAAGCTGCGCGAACGTTATAGACGCCTGCCGCCCCCATAAACGACATTATCCCCGTCGTCGTCTCCAACACCGATATAGCGCCGTCGATCTCGACATAGACGCGCGTCAACTTAACCCCTGTGGGCATATTGGATATGCGGACAGTAAATCCTTGCAGGACAGTTGCAATACTGAGTTTCGGCGCTATGGGCATAGGAAAATCATAGTCTAGTATAAGAGGAGCTCCATATCCCTTGACGGGGTTATGCGCGTATACGAACACTCCTCCGCTTCGTGCAGCCGGAGAAACGGCGGAACGAATATCCGTCGTTTTTACAAGAAGCCCTGCCGACTGTCCCGTTTTATCGTCTGCGCGAACTTCATAGAAATCTACAAACGTGTTTGTTACAGCATCCCACGCGGCGACCACGCTGCCGTCCCGCAAGAAAATCTCGCCTCTTTTCGGTGCGTCCGGCACCGCAACGCTTTTTTCAGATACCACGGCATTGATAGATACCTGCGCCGCCGCTTCCGATAGTTGCCCGGATCGATTGACCGCTTTCACCGCAAAGACATACGTTCCCGACGCAGGGATAAAGTAGTCGTGACTCGTCCCGCCAATGAGGTCAATAAGAACTTTCTCAGCTCCGTCGAAGAGGCGATATCCGAGAATATCGGGTTCGGGATTCGCTTGCCACGTCAAATGAAGAACGCTGCTATTGCCTGCATCCTGTTCCACGACGAGCCCTTTGACCGTTTGCGGCGGCGCATCTTTTGGCGCTGTGTAAACCGTCTGCGCCACTTCCTTGCCCGCGATCCCCGCATCGTTGATACAGGCGACTGCAACGGTATAGCTTTCGGCTGTCGCGACACCCGCGATCACACATCCCGTTGCACCTCCGTCATAGGTTCCCGCCAACGCGTACGCCGTCTCGCCTGCTCGTTTATACGTGACACGTATTTGCTTGGCCGCCCGCCCGCGCGGAAGAATCCACGAAATATTGATATCATAGAGCGTCGTTCCGTCCACAAGGGTCTTCGGGGCGACAACGAGGGAGAGGCTATCCACCTTGAGCGCGTCGCTCTGGGTCGTATAGTCGATGATTGGAACGTCGCTATCATCTCCCGCGTAGAGCTCCGGATAATACTCCATACAGGTAATCTTGCGCGTCTGCTCCGTCATGCCTTTGGTAATAGCAAGGACACGGAAGGGCTTTGCCTCCTTCGTTGCCTCTCCATAGGTATAGAGATCATCCGCCGCAATCTGTGCCGTCTGCGTGAGCATCACAACGTCCCCTGACACGCTCTTAACCTCGTAGGTATCGAGCCGATCGGTCTTGCTGTCACGGATCATCAGGCGGTATTTCTTGCCCGTCTCCATCGTGACGGCACGGTCAAGGGTGACCTTGGCGCCATCACACGCGACGACACGCCCGCCGGCACCCCAATCCGTCACGTCATGCTGCAAGAGGATCACATCGCCGAGCGTACAGGCAATCGCATCCACAAATGCCTCGAACGTGCAGGTACGCAGCTCGTACTTATTGGCGCGCAGGGCGTGCTTCCCGTGCTTGTACGCTTGCTTGACGTCCGTGCAGCCCATGAGCTCAATCTGCGTGGGGCTTGTGAGGCTGTCCGTTGCATCGTAGGCATCGCCGAACACGGGGAGAACGTCCCTTTCGTAGTTCTTTGCCTTATTCATGAAAGATATTTCAACGGCATTTGCGCGCCCCTGTGTGCCTTGGAACTCCTCCTTGAAACTATCCTGCTTAATATTGCCGACAGTGAAGAGCTGCGTCGGAGCGGCTGCGTAGTCGTAGATACAGGTGAATCTCGTCCCCTGCATGATGACCTTGCCGCGTCCAACGGTCTCGGGATATTTGAGTGCTTCCCATAACTGCATGGCGCTATCGTAAATATAGTTGAATGTATACCCTTCATCCTTACACTTCTCCGACCACGCCTTGAACGCGTCATAACCGATGCGCTCGGCGCGTTCGCCGTGCACTTCATACCGCCCGCCAATCCTGCGGCACTGATGCAGGATGTCATAGCACGCCCACGCGGGATTGCTCGCCTCCTGCTCCTCATACAACCGTTTATACGGATTCCATACATAGACCTTTGCCCGCTCCTGCACCCATGTCACGGTCGGATCGTTACCGCTGAGCTGCTCTGTGGCAAGAGCACGAATACCGATGAGCGCCTTTCCCGGATGGATGAAGTCGTCATAGATGATTTGTGTGAGCTGCGTCCAGTAGACCGCGTTCACATAGCGGATGCTTTCGCCGTCCTTACTCGCCCGCAGGCGTACCTCATAGCGACCGGGCGGCAACCCCTCAAATCGATAAGCACGGTAGATGCCTTTGTTGGTCGCCTCGCGGATCGTCCCGGTATAATCTCCCGCACGGATTGCCGCGCCCGATATGGTTCTTACCCATCCGCCGTTTTTGAGCGTGAGAAAAGAATCAAGCCCCGTACCGTTGTGAATGGGAAGCGCGATCCAGTCCGACCCGCTGTCTACGATACGACATTCGGCGGCAATATATACCGCTGTCGCGTCCATACCGCCGCTATCGTTAGAATAATAAAGCCCGTTGGGCAATGCGACTGTAACTTCAATCCCCGTCGCAGCATTGCCCTGTATCTCATGTGTTGACCATGATCCCGAAAGAGTGTAGTTGAGCGGCTGATCGGCATAGCTGTTGTCAAAGTTCGGGATGAGCTTCTGGTCGTTTGTACCATACCGTATATCGATCTGCACACCCTTGTAGTTTTCTGCCGAGTTCTCGTTGATCCGGATATTTCGAATATCAGAGAGTTCCCCCTCGCCTGCGCAATAGAGCAGATGCAGGTATTGCTTCTGCCCGTCGCTGACGATGTGCCGTGACAGCAGCACACCGCCCGACTTCATCGCGCCATAGGTGACGGCAAGCGGATGCCCCTGCCCTGTGAGCGTGCCCGTACCGCTCCAACCATATGTCGGAGACTGCTCGAGATTCGCATTGCTGCGGTCAATTCGCGGCGCATTGAGACGGGAAACGATCCATCCTCCAATCATGCCGATCGCAAGTGCCGTTACCATGCGCCACCCGAAACTTAGCCCGCTGAGAAGCGCACCCGACGCGATGCCGGACGTAAGGATAGAAAGCCCGATCGTGAGGATGAAGCCGAGCACCTTGCCACCGACATACGGAATGATGACAACACAGTCCCCATCCTGCGGCACGGCATACGCACCGACGACGCGCCCGTTAATGGCGTACTGCCACCGTCCCGGTTCGTTAAAATAGGCGTGAATCGGCATCCCCTCACGGCAAACGACTTCCTGCATCTCGCGCCGCTTAACGTCAAACGGATTGCGTACAATGACGAGCTGTATCAAGCGCTCCCCTCCTCCCCAACATAGTGATAGAACCCCATAATGCGCCGCAGGTACCGTGCAGTCTCCTCCATGCAGACCCCCGCATATTCCGTTGAGTGCATGAACTTCCCGCCGCCCATGTAGATGCCAACATGATCCGCTGCATGCCCGGTGAGGTTCATGACGATAATGTCCCCCTTCTGTGGTTCATCAACCTGTCGCCACTCCATACGCCCCGCGTCCGTCGCCGCTCCCGTCCAATAGTCTTCATATGGGCGCAGCGTAATCCCCTGTACAGCATAGTAGGCGACGACCAGCTCATAACATGGCAGTTCCGCCCACGTTTTACCGATGAAATCATGTGTAATTGGACGCATAGAGCCCTCCCTGCGGGATTGTCGCCTCCCCGCCGAAACGAATACTGTTGCCAAGCTCCCGGCACCGCGCAAGCGTCTTATTGCACCTATCCGCGCCCCCCTTGTAACCACAGGAGAGCCCTTTGAACTTAAACGGGCAATAATCCTTCATGATGCGCACGGGAGGGAAGCGGCGCGTAAAGGAAAAATCCGTGCCGAGTGTGAATGTCACAAGTTCTGCATCACATGTCGCACTCGTCACAACGAAGAACTCCTCAATCTCCGCGACATCGGGGATGTTCGTTTGGAACACGCGAAGGATGACGGGACACCCGCCAAGGCCGTTGTTCGTCTCGACGTAGTGCTGTATCGTCCCCGTGACGTTGGAGACAGTAAGCTTGACGTTCGGCAGTTCCTTCCCATTCTCCGTGATGTCCTCGAGAGCAAACGGAAACGCCGTGTATTCCCGCCCGGCGAGCATGACGTTCTCCGTATTGTTGACAAGGTAGAGCGTGTTCCCGGGAATCTGCGCCTCGAGCGCAAGCAACCAAACGCCACCCGTCGATACTTTATTCTTTTCGATGATACTCGCCTGCGAAAGTTCGAGCACTCCTTACACCTCCGTCAATTTGATACTGCCCTCCCAGTATCCGTGATTCGTACAGGAAAAGGAGAACTCCCCGTCAAAACGAACGTTGAAAACCTTACCCGAGAACGCGCCGCCCGCCCCTACGGGATAAGCCCACCGAAACGCCACGGCGGCATTAACTTCCCGATAGAACGCGCGCAGCTTCTCATAATCCGCTTCCGGGAGCGCCGTCCACGTGAGTTCAAACGTCATCGGCGTGCGGGTGAACCGCTTACGGGCGAGAATGACCTGATTCTCGAGCTTTCCTTTAATCGCCGTATCGGGGATAGTCTCTTTAATAGGAAAGACAGGCGGTTTTATCTGCGGAAAGTCCATTTACACAGCCCCCTTCAATGCATCGCGCATGCCGTTCTTGTTCGTGGCGATCGCGTCAATAACGACGTTTGTGATGTACTCAGAGCCGTTGAATTTCGTCTCCGACCGCGCCGTCATACGCTCGTTCGTGTTGTTGTTGATAATGACGCGGATACTCGGCTGACTGCTGCCGGGCGGCAGGCTGTTTAGGATGCGCCCCGGCTGATTTGGGCGGAATATTTCGGGACCGCGCTCACCGACGAGATACGCACGCCCCATCGATACGGGACCGCCTGTTGCGCGTTTGCCGATACCAAATCCTTTGGAGATCCCGCCCGCTGCGAGCTCCCCCGCCACCGTGGACGCACTGCCAACGAGCGCATTTGTTTTGCCCGATGTGCCGCCGCCCGTCATCATGCTGAGCCAGCGCGTTACCATGTGATTGACGAGGAACTTTGCAATGGCGCTGAGAATATTCTTCAGCATGTTGGAAAACGCCTCTTGAATGCCCTTGAATCCATGTGTGAGAACGCCTTGAAAGCTATTTGTAAAGCCATCCGCGAGGGAACTATAGAGGGAGTCCGTAAAGTCCTTCATCTGCGCGCCCGTGTCCTTGAGTTTTTCATACTGATCTTCAAGGGTCGCCTTCCATGCGTCCTGTACGGTGAGCGGAGATTTGCGCATCGCCTCAGCACGTGCCTTTTCGAGCTGCGCTATCTGCGCTGCTGCCCACCGTTCAATCTCCACACGTGCCTCTGCGCTGTCCTTCGTCATGGCGATCTCTTTGAGCTTGTTCTCGCGCTCCCGCTCGATCTTGCGGACGCCGATCTCATAGGTAATTTCGGCCTCCTCTCGGACATTACCGTTGATCTGAGCCCATAGGAGCGCCGTATCGCTCTTGATATCCTCGTTCGCTTCGCGCCACGCCTTGATGGCCTTTTCCTTGATGATTGCAGCATATTCATTCATTTTGACCGTGAGCGCGCCGGTATCGATACCAAGCGTAGCAGCCTCATTGATGTCCTTTTGCATGCCCTCAAGCTTCTGTTCGAGAGCGGACATCGCTTTTTCGTAAACGGTGCCGATCTCGCCTGCGATATCTCGCGTAAGACCGGCAACATCCTGCTGTACCTTCTCCGTGAGCTGTTTCACTTTTTCGGTGAGGCGCTTTGCTTCCTGTGCGGCCTTGCTCGCGCCGGAGCGTCCGGCGCTCGTCTTTCCGGCAACGCCCCCGCTTCTTCCGGAGGAAGCAGGAGGAGGGGAAGACGACTTATATTCGGCTAAATGCTTGAAAAAGTCCTCGTCCTCCGCACCGGGCGCATTGCTGTACTGCGGTGTATTACCGATACCCACAAAATCCGCAATATGCTTATATGCACGTGCCCCTGCGTCCTCTGCGGCGCGGGCAATTTCGAACCGTCTGAGCCACATAAGCCCCTCGCGGATTTTCCCAATGACCCAGTCGATAAGGCTTGCGACTGTCTCCATACAGCTTCGCGCAAAAGCCGCCACATCGTCAAACGCACTGCCAAACGCATCTGCGATAGACGGGACGGCACTCACAACGCCATCGACGAGCCAGTGAACGAAGGAGAGGACGGCATCACAAACAGATTTTGCAGCGGATTTAATCCATTCCCACAGCTCGGCAAATGAATCCGCAATAACATCCGCAGCTTCACTCCAGAACCGTTCGACCTCAAGAGCAACCTCTAGAACAGTATCGATCGCCTCGTAAACAATCGCGAGCGCTTTTGTCGCGGCAGCTGCGACGAATGTAAACGCACGCGCAATCCCTTTCAGCAGGGGAGAAATCATGCGCAGCATATCAACAAACATTTTCCCGGAGGAAATCCCGCCTTCAAATAACGCGGACACAAGCGGCTTGAACTCCGCGAAGATGCTTTTAATATCCTCCCATGCCGTACGTATTTTTTGAAGGTAGTCTTCGGGCAAAAGCCCTGCAAATATGTTTTTCCCTCCCTGCACATTGGCGAGCATCTGATCCGTAATGTTTTTGATCTCAAGGAGCGCACCTTTCGCCTCGGCAAAGATCCCCATGCCGAACCCGCCGAATGCCTGACCAAGATTATCCTTAATATTCGAAAGGACGCCCTCAAACGTCTGCGACTGCTTTTCCATCATCTGAGGAAACCGCTCGTTCATACCGTCGATGAGTGCTTGGATCGCGATATTGGCGTCAATCCCCTGTGCACCGATTTCCGCAAGCTGGTCTTTCGTGAGACCTAGATTTTTTGCAAGAATCTCCTTGACCGGGACGCCCGCCTGCGCAAGCTGCATGACGTCCTGCCCCATGAGCTTACCTGTTGTGCGGATCTGCCCAAAGACAAAAGCGAGCTGATTAAATCCCTCCTGCCCCTTGCCGAGCCCCGAGGCGGCGTTTCCGAGTGCTGTCAGCGTCGGAATAACCTCTTTGACGTCATAGCCAAACGCTAGAAGCTGCTGTGCGGCGGTGCGAACCCCCGGCATTTCAAACGGCGTCTCAGCCGCGAATTTCTGAAGGTCAGAAAGCAGTGTATTCGCCTCGTTCGCAGAGCCGAGCATGGATGTAAATGCGGTGCGCGTCTGCTCGAGTTCGGCATTGTAATCGATAAATGCGGACTTCGCAGCGGAAATAATCGCTGTCACGCTGACAAGCGCCGTAGCCGCGGCCATCGCCTTTGTTCCAAGCATGCTGAGCCCCGAGGAAAGCGAGCTCGTCCCGCTTTGCGCCCCCGCGCTTGCTGCGCCTAACTCCTGCACCTCCTTTTTGACGCGTCGAACATTCGTCTCGGCACTCTGTGTTGCCGCAGTTACCTTGACGTTTTTATCCTTAACGCTGTCAATCGTGCGTTTTACACTCTCGACTGCCGCCTGCGCGCCTTTTGTTGCGGCATTGACACTGATCGTCTTATCCTTGATTGTGGAAAACGTACTCTTCACCCGCTCAACAACACGGGACGCATAGTCCTTCGCCCGTATCGATACAGAGATCTCTTTACTTGCCATCTTTCGGTCTCACCTCCTCCAATAAAACGCCCTCAAGCGCTTGTATTTTATGCAGCATCGCGGCGTCAAGTTCAATTCCGAGAATCGCCGCCACCTGCATCATCGCGGGATAGTCCAGCCCGACAATCCCCGAAAAAGACGTGCGTATCTGTGTCTGCACGTGCCGCCACAGATACCACGCCTCATTGTTCTCGTCCATCAGCGCAGGGCGCTCATGCTCACATCCGCGGCACGGCGGTTCCTGTCCGTCCTGCATATGCAGGGCGCGGCAGGTATCGCAGTATTCATGGCTCGGCGAGAGCTCCCATCGATAGACGCCAATTAGTTTTTTATCGCTTTCTCCCTGCCGTACGTCATGGCGTAGGTATCCGCCGCAAGACGGAACGCCTCACTGTACGGCATATCGTCCGTAACGGCGCCGCTGTAGACGTGCTCGAGAATCCAGTCCACCGCTGCGAAAAAGACGGTGTTCTCGTCCTCCCCCTTTGCAAAGGCAGGGTCGAGCCCCGCCTTGCGCAGCGCACGCATCTCTTTGACCGTGAGCGCGCGAATCGGCAAAATGTACTCTTTATTTTCCTTGTCCGCCATGTGCCATATCCTCCTTAATAGCTTTCCTGCTGATTTTTCAGCGTGACCTTGACAATGCTCGATGCGTCGGCCGAGAACGCACGCCACTTGACTTCCACGACAACGCCAGAGGGCCCGCTGATCTGCGCGTCGAACGGCTCGAACTGCACGGATGGCATGAGAAATACGAGCTGCGTATTCTCGTCGAGCTTAAAGCCGATCTCCATAGAAACCGCCGCGCCTGTATCAGCCTTGTCCATCCACTCCGTAGACGTGAAGAGCGCCTTGAGGGAGCCGGAGACCTTCATCAGTCCCTCCGGGATATCCCCGCGCACACCGCCACCGCCGACAACGTACTGGTCGCCGTCGAGGTTCGCATTGACCTCAAGCGATCCCTCTTTGACGATGCGGCTTTCCGCGCCGTCAATCTTGACGTAGGCGTGATTCTGCGCGATACGCAGCATCTTTGCCGCTTTGGCCGCCGTGTCGTATGCCGTGCCGTCCTGCTCGCGGGAGGCGCCCATGACGTTATACTTAAACGTCATTTCGCTGTCCTGTCCGTACTCGACGGAGAAGGTATTGATCTTCACGCCGAAATAACGGACGTATTTACTGAGGTCGGGGAACGCCTTTTCGACAATAAGCGACGGCTGATCGTCCCCGACCGTAAAGACGTGCGTCTTGTTCGGCGCCGTTCCCGTGGTTTTGGGATTGCCGAAGAGCGCCTTGAGCATGTACCCAGACGCGATATAATCGGCGGGCATAGTAATGTCGCCGTCCACGCTGACGCGCCCGAGTGCGGGCTGTGTGTCATTACGCGTATTCGTAATTGTGTCCGATTCAACAAGCGTCTGCTGCTTGCTGAGCTCGTTCGAGTTCATCGGCAGGACGATCCCCTTCTTCGTCGCGGGGACCTGTCCGAATGCCGTTTCAAAGTCAACGACCATTGCGGACTTGTATCCGCGGGCCTGTTGCGTATTTGCCATTTTTACCTCCTAATCTGTCAATCTGCAAAGGATGATCTCAACGCTAAACCGACTGCCGACACACGGCCGCATACTGTCTCCGTCTCCTGCTGTCTCCGTGATGCGTAATCTCAGCATCTGCACGTCATGATCCATCCACGTTGTTTCCCGTGCGAATTTCCGCAGCGTCTCTTCAACGCCGCTCTCGAGCCGGGCAATCGCCGCGTACCCGTCGGCGGGGTCTTTGCTGTCAGAGCGCACCCATGTGTCAATGGTGCACAGGACGCTGAGGGAAGGGATCATGTCGGTATCCTCGGGGCGTTCGCGGTCGCGCTGCAAATAAATAAGGCCTTTCCCCTCGGGGTTCGGCCTCACATCTGTCGGCGCATATCCGCCGATAACGACCTCATCGGCGACATCGGCGGCCTTGAGGGCATCCCGCAGCCGCTCTAGGGTCTTGAGCCATAGCACAACCTCACCCCCTATAGATCGCCACGGAACCATAGCCGCCGCGCCCCTTCTCGCCCGTCAAATTCTCTGCCGATAGGGATAGTTCGAGCTTTCGCATTTCGTCCCTGTAGAACGAGAATTTCGAGGCGTAGCTGTCCTTTCCCTCGCCGCCCCATGTGGCAGGCGGAGCGCCAAAGCTCCGGCGCTTGCATATCTCGCGGAATACATGTGCCGTTAAAAAACACTTAACGTAATAGGTCGGTTTGATATCCTCTTTGAGAACGCCGACACGCTCCGCTTCGTGCGCAAGATATTCCTCGGATTCTGCGATCAATCCCTCGGTCACAGCCGAGCCGAGGAGCTCGTCCTTATCCACAAGATCAGCCACCTGTAAGAGCATGTTCCACCTCCTTGTCCGCCCGCTCGACATATCGCTCGAATATCCGCATAATCTTCTCCTCGTTCTTGCTGAGCGCATCATAAATAAACGGGTCAGCCTTCCACCCCGGATGATGCACGCGCCTTGCAAAAATAAACGCGTTGCCGCGTACCCACCGCAGCGCCTTTTTATTCCGCGGCTTAATGACATGCGGCGACGTGCCGTCATGGACATATGCACCGTAGGGCGCAACTGTCGTATTCAGAAACACACGCCCCGCCATGCCGTCATGTGTGTAAGAGGTATCGACCGCATTCTCAAGACGCCCCCACCGTGTTTTATAGCGGTGCTCGTCCTTCGCTGTTTCTGCTACCTCAAGAGTGCTTGCGTGTACCGCAAGACGCAGGTTCTCGCGGAAGATGTCGGTGCTATCCATTATCCTCGACGGACTTCTTTCCGCCCTTCTTTTCCTTCGGCTTTTCGCCCTCAAGAGGAGCAGGGACAAATCCCTGCTCCATGAGAGCGTTCGCCTGCCGTTCATCGTCCGTATACTGGACTTCATTCAGCCGAACAAATCTCTGCATGATAATCCTCCTTATGCGCCCGTATTGACCCATACGCCGGCGAGCTTGTTTGCCGGAATCCAGAGATCATGAAATTTGCGGTAGTCGAGCTTCCACGCGTCCGCCTTCTGGTTTGTCGCGGGATCGAAAATGCGGGTCTTGTCGGTCTTAGAGATTGCGATCGGTGCACGCTGCGCCATAACGATCCAGTTAATCGGCTTTGCGGCAGCGTCAGCCTTAAAGCCTCCTGCCTCCTGACCTGTGGTCTTACCGTCGGCGAATACGTACGCCGTTTTCATTCGCGCCGACGGTACGGGGAGAATCGGAATCTCGTTATACGTCCGCACCTTCGTGTCAATCTTTCCGGCTGTGAACTGCGTCACGTCAAGGTAATGCTGAATGTCCTTCGCACCGTTGAGAATCGTACGAATCGGTGTCGCCATGATGATGACGAGCGGCTCGCCGTCTCCGACGATGTCCTGAATCTTCGTGATATCCGCGTCAAGCGCATCGAGAATGTTGTCTTTCGTCGGCGTAAATGCCGCTGTCTCGTGCGTCGCCCCCTTGGCAAGCGCCGCAATCTTCGAATAGCGGTAGGCGTCCACCTCGGGGACAACCTGTAGACGCTGGAACTCGCCCATGACGTTCCCGGCCGCCGCAACGAAATTGCTCTCATCGACATCCATCGAATCAAGATGGAACGTACGACCGCGATCCTGCGTAAGTGTGTAGTTGGCATACTTCAGCGTTACCGCGCCCTGATTGAACCCGTTGTCACGGTCATACTTTGCAAGACCGGTCGTCGAAATCTCGGGCATACGCACGGTGTCGCCGCCCGAATACTTCACATTGCTTGCGTTCGTTTCCATCCACCCAGACGTTGCCCCGACGAGCATCTGCTTGTCGAGCGCGGTCTGAAAAATCTTTGCCATTTCAATGGTATTGATAGCCATATGCTTTTACCTCCTATAATCCGAGTGCCTGTTCAAATTGCGCCTGTACGGTGTTGTTATCTCCACTGCCCCCGCCGGTTCCTGTCCCGCTGCCAGGCTTCTGCGTGTCCTTCACAGCCCATGCCTTGCCGCTCAGCCAGTCTGCCGCGCAATCGGCGATACTGCCCTTTGTTCCATCTGCTTTTGCATACTCATAGCTGCCATCATCATTAACCTTGATGCTCGGCACAATGAGTTTTGCAAATTCTTGAGGATCAACGGCATTGCCTTTTGTAAGTGCGTCGACCGTCTGAGCCATGATATCAGCCTGTATACGTTTTGCCTCTGCCTCCTCTCGGGCCTTCTCCGACGCCTCAAGCTTTTTAACGAGTTCGGACACCTGCGACTGTACCTTTTGCAGCTCGGTCTGGTCGCCTGCGCCCTTCTTCTCCAGTTCTGCCAGTTTGGTCTCGAGCTCCCCGTGTTTCTGCGTGAGCGCCGCAAGGTCTGTCTCCGCCTTGTTTTTCCCCACGCGCGCGTCCGCCGCTTCTTTGCGGATCGCCGCGAGTTCGGTCTTGACAGCCTCAACCATTGCAGAGCCATTTTCGCTAGCCTCCAGTGCCTTGAATACGTCCTTCAGATCCATTTTCTTGCCTCCTGTGCAATCTACCTATGGGGCTTCTATCCCCGCCAATATAAAATGCCCTGCCGTCAAGCACGGAGGGCATGAAAAAACCGCTTACAGATGCAAGCGGTTTATATCCATGTTTGTTTAGGCAACAAGCCGTTCAATGTCCGTCGGCAGGATAGTTTCAGTTTCAATGTCGCCGTTTTTTCGGTCAATGTCAGCCTCGTACGCCTCGCCGTCGTTATATATTTCAACGATATAGGCGATTTCTCCAGTTTTCAATAAAACTTTGTCGAAAAGCTCAAGTTTCATCTTTCCTCCCCCTTCGCTTGACGTAAATACTTGTAAGGTGAGTTTCACTACCATCATCCGGTTGAATCCACCCCGTCACAACGTTAGCCGCTTTTCCGTTCTCCCCTTTTAGACTAAGGATAACTTGGTATCTTTTGCCGAACTGATTACGCGGCTTTTCCTGTAGTTCAAATTCGCCGATATGCGCCTTAATGTTCTCAATCAGTTTATCGGCGTTATTTAGGTTATACCCAAGCGCCTGTTCAAACGCCTGCGCCTTATGTATGTCTTTCTCGGGATTCAGCGCATATTCCGTTAATTTTCTCACCGGTATATGTGCCTCGCCTAACCCGTTCAAAGTTACTTTTATTTTAGCATTTTTCACAGCAGAGGGCAACGATTCAGATGATATATCCAACCGTCCGACAAGTTTTTCCCCGCTGTACCCGCGCGCCTTTGCCGTCCAGCTCAGCCCCGCGGCAACATCTTTCTCACCATACCCACCGAGGAGCTGCCGCCTCTGATGCAGGTTAAGCGTTGCAAGGTACTCCCTGCCGCCCTCCTCGATGCGCTCCACGGGCGTCTCATTGTCGAGCATACCGCGAATCACAGGCTTTAGCCGGCACATGCAATGAGGATGCGCAGGTAACAGTGGGACTTTATCTTTCGGAAATACGCCCGCTCCCATGCCGTAGAGGTTCGCCTTTGCATAGAGGTCACAGATGTCAAAACATGGATGCCGCGACGACAGTTTCCACCGGTACGCGATGCAATCGGGATTGTCGTCCCACCGCGCCACAAATCCGTCAATGTATGCCCTGTGCATCTCCGTTCGAGCGATGCGCTCGGCATAGTAGCGCGTGCGCTCCTGCGTTGCTGCCATGATTGCGTTGTCAAGGGCGGTCTCGCTTTGATCCTCGATCGCATTGAGCATCTTGGAATAGGCCGCGCGCATTCCGGGCGTCGTGAGTTTTTCTACTCGCGGACGAATCTCCCGCAGCATCGCCCGCACCTCTTTCATATCGATGCTTGCGTGCCTTCCCTGTTGTTCTAACTCTCGCAGGAATTTAGGTATGTCCTGTTCGGGGATAACGCCACCCTCGCCGTAGCCCTCAAATATGGCAAGAGCGGTGTTTTTGTAGGTATTATTTTTCTTGATTCGCTCCTCTATGGTCTTTGCGACCATCTGCTGCACATATAGGACACCGTGTGTCGTGCGCTCCGAGAGGATGAGCTTGTCGGGCGCCCAGCTCTGCGTAAAGAGGCGGTCGGTGATACCGCTCGGCAGCGGTTCGCCGTATCCCGTCTCCGCTTCTCTTCGTATTTGGTCGGATATTTCATCGCGCAGCACGTCCATAACGGGATATTCCTCATAGGCGCGCCGCACCGCTTCACGGACGAGATGCCCCTCGGCTAATAGCTCCCGTATCCGCTGCTCAAACCTTCGCGCCTGTGCTCTCGTCTCCGTTAGATTCATTTGCGAACTCCTCCGCCCGTGTTATGGCATCTGCCGCCGCCTCCATCTCGCTGATCACCGCATCGTAGACATCCGGCTCAATGTTCGGCAGATACGCCGTGAGTACCTTGCGCGCAACCTCGACACGGAAGGACTTGCTGTCAAAGCCTAGGTCAATCGCCTGCTGTGCCTCGGCGAGGTCTGCGGCAACGTCCGCGATCTTGAAGTCACGCGGATATTCGCAGGTGTAATTGATACGCTCGCCCGTCCACGCCTCATAAAGGGCGACAATCGCCTTTTCCGCCTCTTCACATTGGATCGCAAAGTCGACGAGCCGCTGATTCGTTCGTTCAAAGTCCCATTGCCGCGCGACGCCCGATTTTGCCGTCTGCACGCCGATGACCGAATCAAGCCCGCTCATGCGGTACATCTCCCGGATGAGCCGGTCAATCTGATCTGTGAGGACGTTTGCGGGCGCGGCGTCGGGCGCGATGAACGCGGGCGTGTGCGTGCTCTCGGGCGGATAGGTCAGCACATTGTTCGTGCCGATGGTAATATCCTCCTGCCCACTGTTGGGGAGCGTGAGGATGTTGAACGTCTGATTCTGTAGTATCTGAGTATGCCACGAGCAGAGCTGATAGACGTGGTAATTCGTCTGCGCGACGGACAGGAACTCGGGCGAGGGAAGCATCTCCATCGGGTTGGTACTGCGCCCGAACCACTGAACGACGGGCACGCGCCCGATGTTGTTGTCGCCCCGCGCGATGGTCTGCCGGTTCTCGTCCTGTACCTGCCATTCTTGCACCGTCCACAGGTAGAACCGCACGCGGGTTTTATCCTCCGCGTCCTGCACGGTGTCTTTGTAGGTGAACTCAATGAGCCGCCCGCGCTCGTCGAACTTCCAATGCGTGACATTCTGCGGCAGGACGGCGGTCAGATACGGCAGGGCACGCATATCGAGGTTATCTTGCACCGTCGCGCCGATGCTCGCCTCGTTGTTGACGACGATATATACGACGCCGTAGAGCTTTGCCGCGACCGCCATGCGGCGGATATAGTTCTGCAAATCCGCGCCCGTACGGTCGGCATCGTCGAGGAATACCTTGAACTTCGCCGTGTCGTTATACTCGCGGGCAATCTCGTTGCGAAAGATCGGATCGACGGACGCGTTGACGATGGGTCCCGTGTAGTTGAGATAATAGGCGAGCCGCCGCCGCTTGGCATAATTCTCGGCGCTTTCTCGTGCATGCTTCACAAGCGCCCCGCCGCTCTCAAATTGCCCGTCGCCGAAATAGGCGTCGCGCAGGAGCGTGTATATAGCATCCTTTTCATTGTTCAAAGCCTTCCCTCCTTAGTAGATGTTCGCCCGTTTCGGCGTGATCCTCGCGCGCAGCATGTCGCGCTCCAGTCCATAGCGTACGGCGTCAATCGTATGATTATCCTTGTCGGGATACGCCGAAATGAATTCCCCCTCACGGTTACGCTCGTACTCATAGCCGACGAACTCGCGGTAGGTATTCGGCGCGCGCCGCTTGTCGATGTAGATTTTTGAGAGGCGCTGTAAATACTGTATCCCATAATCTACGCTGTCGGGGCCTTTCTTTGCCGCGATCACATTGAGCCCATAGCCGCGCATCTCTGCAATCGACTTCGGTTCCGCGCTGTCCACGCCGATCACGCGCCCGCCGGCACGCGGAGCGATGATGTCCGCCGCGCGCTTGTTGCTGATTTTCTGCCCGTATACCTCGCCGAATATGTAGAGCTCCCCGCGCTTTGTGTCAAGGTGCATATCTACATAGGCGAGCGGATCGACGGCAAAGCCGAAATCAAGCCCGTGCCGCAGACGGCCAAATCCTGCGATCTGCTCGTCGGTCATATCCATGTCCACGACGTTGTCAAAGACGCCGCCGCCCGTCCCCGTGACTTCGCCCTCGTATTCGTGGCGATAGAGAAGTTCATTGCGCCGCTGCAGCTCCTCGGCATCCGCAATGAACGCATCGCCGAGCCACGACTGCGGCGTGGTCTTGTATGTGGAGTGATGGACGAGGCGGTCGGGGCGCTCGATCATCGTCTCTTGGTTCACCCAGTTATTCACGCTCTTCGGCGGATTGTAGGAGTAGAACACCCAAAAGCGATTGCCGCCGCGCATGAGCGACTGGAGCAGATTTCGAATCTCCTCCATGCCGAAAAACTGATCTAGCTCCTCGAACCATATGATACCCGTATAGCCGAACGGGAGCTTTAGCGACTTGATCTTGCTCTTGTCGTCCACGCCGAAGAACAGAATCTTTTGCCCCGTGCGCATATACTCAAATTCAAGCGGGCTTGAGCGCATTTTGAACCGATCCGACAGCCCGAGCCGCGCAATACTCCACTCCATCTGATTGTAGACGCTCGTCTTGAGCGTCCGCGCGACCTTACGCATGACAATCATGTGGCAATCGGGGTTTTGGAGCAGCAGGAGCGGCGCAACAATGGAGATGAAAGACGACTTCGCGCTGCCGCGCCCGCCCTTCAGCCAATAATGTGTATGTCCATGCGCCTGCACGTCGTAGAACACATCGTCAAACGCCGGAGCGATAAGACCTGCGATATTAGTCTGCATTCGCGGCATCCTCGCGATTGAATGTAAAGGTGATCGTGCCCGGCGCACTTGGCACATCCTGAGCGTCCTTTTGCCCGAGGTAGTTCTTGCCGAGGAAAATTGCCATCGCCGCCGACTTTTCTGCAAGCTGGAACTGCATCCGGCGCAGGGATATCAACCCCATACCGCGTTTTTGCGCAAAAACTTCGGAAAAACTCATGTGATATGTGCGTTTACACCACGCATTAAGCGTCTTATCTGTGACACCGAACCACCAACAAATTTCCTGCTGTGTACTCTGATATCCGCATAGCTTTTCGAACTCTCTCTTATCAATCTCTTTCTGTGGCCGTGCCATTACATCACCTCCTATTTTTGCCAACAAGAAAAGCGCCCTTTCGGACGCTTATCGCAGCTCGCTATATTTTCATGCTACTATCATACCACACTTTGGCGGCAAAAAACGGAACAAAAACGGAACAAAATGTCCGTGAAAATGTAGTCGATTTTCAGAAAAAAGTTATCCACAAGCAAAATCAGTGATGAATATTTTTCTCAAAAAAATCTTCTATTGGTGTATTCCCCAAAAGAATTTCAATATGTGGGATCTTATATTTATCAGTTAAACTGCTCAATATATTTAATGAGCTCTTTCCTATCTTAGATGCTTCCTTTATATACTCATTAGCCTCCAACTCATACTCATCCGCAATATCCCCCATAACACCTGCAGCCTCGATCCGTTCACGAGCAAGCTGTATCCCAATTTCCAACTCAAATAATGCAGATATTATTTCCTCATCCATCTCTATCCAATCTGTATCCTGTAATTGAATAGGAATAGACTGAACTGAAACATTATACTCCCCTAATTCAGAGGTATATTCTGCGGAATTTTGATTATACACATAATCACTAGTGCTCTGTAATTGTTTTGCACAGTCAAATGCATACCTATTTAGGATATAATATAACCTCCATGCTAATATTTTTGTTTGTCGTTTTCTATTTTTTCGATCAAACCATATTTCTTTTCCAAGAACCCCAATAATTGACACTATCGATGCTATCACTGCCGGTGCAATAATAGTTTCCATAAAGTTGCCCCCCACACTCATAACCCTCATGCACCGAAAAGAATAGCAGCGTCATTTTAATTATGGTCATTAAAAACTAAGCGTCACTAAATTGTCTGGATGCTCAAAAAATCCATCTTCCAATGTACAATACTGTTCTAAAAATTTACCACTTAGACCAATTTCATCAATTAACGTCTCTTTCGTAACGAACTTTTTAGCTATGAGCAACTCCATAGCCTGCCTTAAAAGACTCGGTAATTCTTTATCAATGACATCATCTCCTGGTTCCCTTTTCCTCCATTTCTTTATAGATATTTGACGCTGTAAGTAAGTAAATTTATCATCAGATATCAGTCCGATATTTTTAGCTCGGACGATGATTCCTTGAATTGAGACTTTCCATATGGATTTCATATAAATAAGGTGCTCCATAGATGTAACATATAAATCATCCACAAGCGCTCTTTCCGGCAGTAGGAATGCTCCTGCAAATAGTTTCGCTTCATCTTCCAGTTGCTTCAAATCTTGTTCAACATCAGCTTCTTCATGAAAAAATAGATGACATAGTTCATGGGCAATGCTCATGCGTAAGCGAACGGCAGTATTACTTTGATTAACAAAAATAAAGGGACGTTCATCCTGCCAATAAGAAAAACCATCTACCTCATCATCCATCGGAACGACAGACACCACAATTCCTCGGCGTTCTAACTCTCGAACTATATTGATGATAGGTTTATCTCCTAGCCCCCATTTCCTACGTATAATTTTCGCCCAAAGCTCTGGGTCTCTCCGATTCTCCAATTCAATAGATTGTTTTATCTCAAAAAACGACCGATCTACTGGGGGGAATTTAATTTTTCCTTGAAAAAATTTTATTACATTGCAGCTTATAAACTCCGCGTGTTTTAATGCTCGTTCGCGCTTTCTTTTTGTTGCTGCACTAAATTTCCGAAAAAACACACTGCTTCTATTAACATTATCCATATAGTCTTTGGTATAAAAACTTAATGGTAGATCATACATATTTTTCAACAAAAAAAACATTTCTGTACTGATATTACAACGCCCTAATTCAAACATAGATAAGGCTTGGGCACTAATACCAAGAGATTCTGCAACTTCTTTAATTGTTTTCCCTGAGGCCAGCCTTGCATCTCTTAGTCTTTGCGGCAAGCAATATCTTTCTTTATTTCGTACCCCCATTGTTTTTATCACCCTTTTGCAAGATTTTCTCGAGTTCTTCATCAAGGGAAACAAGGATATCCTTATTTTCTTGATCCGTTGTATATCGATAGACTCCAACTTCCAACGGCTCACAATAGAGCCAGCTCTTTGTTCCTAAAATACCTATATTACCATATTGAAAAGAATGTTTTCCGCCATCTCCATAAGTGGCAGTAAATGTATCTACTCGACTTCTTATCGAACTATTGGTATCAAACAACGACAATTCTATATCATCATATTGTGGCCGATATAGCGTTGAGCGCGGAATTTCTTGAGGGTATTCTACACGAGCAAGATATAATGCATGCTCGATTCCATATATGGAATCCAATCTTATGTGATGACTATTACGGGCTGTATTTTCTGGCGTGTTAAATTTATAAAACAATATCCCTTTATCACAAAACTTCTTAAAAGAACATGCTAGACTTGCTCGCAATATATCTGCCCGAATGTCTATACCAATCAGTGTCTCAGATAGAAAGTTGGCAATTGATGTATTCCTATATAAGTTATCTACACTTTCATATCCTAAATCAAATGCAGCTCGGATCGCATGTATAGTCTGTTTAGGAAATGCTTCCTTGAATTTTTTCTTATATGAATCATGAATCTCCATTTATTTTTCCTTTCTACTTTCATATATATGCTTGAAAGTAGAATATCATATTTTATGAAAAATCGCAAGTGGGTTTATTATGGGCTAAACACAAACCGCATCTGCCTCGGTCCCACATATATCCCAAACACCATATAGGCAACCTCGCGGAGCGCCCTGCCGCCTCTGTCCCTCGCCCATTTCTCGGAGCAAAAATGCCTGTCACCTAACTCCTGCCAGCTCTCCCCGTTGATATAATGCCCGCGTATGAGCTCGCAGTCTAGCTCGCTCACCCCCTCAAGTGCCCGATCAACCTTCCGCAGGATGCGCTCGAGCTCGTTCTTCTCCTGCCGCATCCGCTCAATGCGTCTTTCCGCCTTTATCCTGCGGTCGGCAGCCGCCTCCGTGCTCGTCAACTCTCCTCTGCCCCCGCTGACAGCATCGTCGCCATAGCGCACGCTCGGGATCGATTCATTCTCGAGGAGCATCTCTTGTGCCCGGATTTCATCATTGAGGTTCTGCACAGCGATCTTGATCTGATTGTATTTCTTTAGGTACTGCCGCGTCAGCTTGATGTAATCGTCGTACTCCCTCATATGCGCCTCCTAAGACCTTATTCAAACGTGCCAAAAGAGCGACGTGTTGTCGCTCCTTTTTTATTCAAACAACCGCTTCTACCCGCCTCAAACAGTCCTTATGCTTCACGCCGCCGTCCTCCTATCAACTAGCCACTACATCAACAAAATCAAACAACGTCGGTGCAGATTGCTTGATCTCCTCTTGCTTGAGGTATCCGACACCATCGCGGAAGTAGTCCGCATTGAGTTCCGTCGCCATTCCACGCCGCCCCAGTCTCAACGCGCAGAGCGGGACGGTCATTAGGCCGCCGAACGGGTCAAAGATGAGATCTCCCGCGTTGCTGTACCGCTCGATCAGCCGATCAACGATATCAAATTGCAGGGGGCATACATGGAGCTGTTTGCCCTTCTGCGCCTGCAGTGTGTTCATCGTCCGCATCCGGTTGATATCGTCCCACACATCATCAGACCAACTGCCGGGCGCGACGACCATAAATGTCGCGGGCAGTTTCTTTTCTTTGTCGAGGCTCTCCGCCATCGCGACGTGCTCCTCGTAGTTATAGACGCTCTCACGGCTATACTTCCGATATACGCGCTGGAGGTCACTCACAGGGAAGCTCATTACCTCCTCTTTCGTGAGCGGGCGGTCTCCGCTGCTGCGCCAATATCCATGCGCATCGATCTGCCACCGTCCACGGGTATACTCCTCTTTTGTCTTTGTGACAGGTGTATCTGCATAGGCCTTTGATGTATCGGACGGCAGTTTTCGGAATAGCAGGATGTACTCAGGACATCCGACGCCCATCTTGCTGCCGTCTTTGCACTGCTCCGTCCAACCGAGACGGTAGGTCTGGTTATTCTCTCGCACAACGTCGGTGACGACTGTGATCATGCCGAAATACTGAAACCCATGCCGCATATAGTGCTCAATGCAGAGCGCATGGAACGGCTCGATGGTCGGCATCCCCGTCCCCGTCGCATTTCCAAAGAGCACGCGATCTTTGACGTGACAAGCGAACACGCGCCCCGGCTTTAGGATGCGCAGGAGCTCGGGGCTCAGATAATCCATCTGCTCGAAGAATCGCGTCGTGTCCTCGTTATGCCCGAAATCGTTATAGCTTGCCGTGTACTCATAGTGATTGGAGAAAGGGATAGAGGTCACAATCTCATCAACGGAATCATCCGCCATCCGCTTTGTCTCCTCGATGCAGTCATTATGGATTGCCGTCCATCCGTCGCCTTTTACCTCCACGCGATCAACTCCTATGCTTCGTCCCATCTCAGCCGCCGCCTGTGCGCCGCCAAGCCCATATTCTTTGATGATCTCCGCCATCTTTTGCGTCAGGTGATTGTACTGCGTCCACTTGTGCTGCAATACTTTGAGTATTTCCTGCTCACTATCCATGTAGATGATGTCCACGATGACCTTATGCGGCTGCAGGAATCTGTGACATCGGTGGATTGCCTGTATGAAGTCGTTGAACTCGTAGTCAATCCCAAGAAAGATCATCCGGTGACAATGCCGCTGAAAGTTGCATCCGCTTCCCGACAGCTCTTTTTTCGTGGCCAGCAAGCGAAACTTCCCATCGGAGAAGTCGATCGTGTTCCGCTCACGCACGTCCATATCCTGTGACCCATAGATTTCCCGTGCTTCCGGCAGTGCCTTTTTGATTGCCTTCCGCTCATCCTCGAGGTCGTGCCAGATAATAAAATGATCGTCCGGCGCAGCGTCGACAATCTCCTTTGCCTTTGTCATGCGTGCGGCGATGCTGTCCCGCTTTTCCCGCGCCGCCTCAGAGAGCCCCTGCGCCGCATCATGAAACATCTTGATCTGCCCGTCCTTCTCTTCGCTTATTTCGGGCGGCCGTCCGAGTTTGTGATAGCGCACCTCGAGTTCCGGCAGATCATAGCCGGTATCGTCATATCCGAGGTTAGATGGCTTTTGAATAAATAGCGCCCACGTTGAGAGCCACAACCAGAACTCTTTTTCCTTGTGCGGATAGAGTGTCAGATTGTTTGCCTTCGTACTGTCGCGTTTGAAAAAGCGCGTGAGCGCTTGCCCCGTGTCCATGATCTCAAGATAGCCCGCATAGTGGATGAGTTCCTTGTACTTGTTCGGCGACGGTGTCGCCGTGGATACGAGCTTGTACGGAACGCCACGGAACTTGTTGAGAAATGTCTGATATGTCTTGCTCCCGAACGAGCGCAGGACAGCCGCCTCATCAAGGCTCGTGCCCGCGAATGCGTCGGGGCGGATGTCGCCATCGCGTACACGCTCATAGTTTGTGATCATGAGCCATCCCGGCGCAGACTCTACTTCCTCCATGTTGCGAACGTAGACAGGCGCATCCATGTGGAGGAGTGTCACCGCGTCACGCATGAACTCCTGTTTGACACCCAGCGGGCACACGATCAGCATCTTCCCGCCCTTATGTGCGTGGATGATGCGGCACCATTCGAGCTGCATGATCGTCTTGCCAAGTCCAAACGCTGCGAATATGGCACGCCGTCCACCTGCCGCCGCCCAGAGTACCGCGTCGCGCTGGTGCGGCTTAAGTATGGGACTTATCTCCCCCGGATCAATGGTAATGCCCGTCTTTTTGGCGATCACCATCTTTGATCTCAAAAATCCAATATAATCAATGGGCATAGCTCCTACCTCCATCATCGCACCTCCCGAAATATCAGCCCCGTCCCCCGCATCTTGTGCAGGAACAGCTTCTTCCGCAGTATGTAGTCACGCGTCCGCACTCCTTTGACCTCCACGACCTCCGTATGCCCGTCCGCGTAGATGACGAGGAAGTCCGCCGTGTAGGTGATCGGGCGATGCCGCTTGCCCGTGTTATCCGTGAATCCTTCGAGGAGCGTGTAAAAGGGCTGAAAGCCGATGATTGTCACCTCGCCGCGCTTTTTCTTCTCGAGCAGCTCGAGGTAATATTCTGCCTCTCTGCGGCTGTCAAATGTGCGCCCGCACATCGTCGTTTTCTGCGCGCCGTATTTGTTCTTTCCTACGCGTAACATCATGTCAATAAGCCCTCCAAACTCAAGTCGTATATCGATCATCTGTAGGCTCCTCCTGCCTTTCGGACATCATCCTACCTCCTTCATCCGCCAGTCGAGACTATCCATCCGTATCGGCTCGCACATCCCGCAAATACGGCTCACGATACGCTCACCCATGATGTCTTTCTCCTGGTTCCCTCGTTTTTTGGGGTCTATCTCCGAGAGGTGTTTGCTAAGTTCCTCGGGCGCAAAGTTCGATGTGACGATGGTCGGCAAATCCTCGTTGTAGCGATAGTTGAATATCCCGAAAAGCTGCTCCCCGACCCATGAGGACATCAGCTCCGTCCCGAGGTCATCAAGCACCAGCATCGGCGCCGTTCGTATTGCCCGCGTAACCTCCTGCGTTGTTCCCTTCCCGAATGTCGCCTTGATGTCTGCAAGCAAATCTATCGCGCTCGCAAAGAGGACGTTCTTGCCGCTCTTTGCCCGCTCGTTGGCGATGATTGCCGCGAGCATCGTCTTTCCCGCGCCCCGTCCACCGTGTAGGAGCAATCCGCCGCTCTCTGCCGTTACCATCCACCGCGCAGCCCTTACCGCCTCTTTGTTGCGCTGTGTGACGCGGTAATCTGCAAAGCCGAGATTCCGATACCGTTTCGGCACATGCGCCGCCTGAAAGAGACGATCAAGCCGCACTTTCTCACGGCGCCGCCGCTCCACATCGCAGACGGTATAGCTCACACCGTAGCGGCCGTAATCATCCGTGACGACGGGGATCATCCCCTGCGCCGATCCTGTCTTGTAACATGTCCCCGCGCAGCCGGCACACCTATCCCGCTCGTCCTCGATCTGGATGATCTCCTCCCGGTGCATCTCGATCACCTCCTGCGGCAGGTTGTACGTCCCACGGACGCGGGGAGTTTCGTTTTCGCTCCTCCCACTCTCTGAGCTGCTGTATCCACGGAGTTTCATCTGCGGAGACATCCGCGCTATGATCTCCTTCGCCTGTTCCATCTGCCACCGCTCCTTTCGGTCTCCTGTTGTCGTAGTTGCCCTCAAGCACCTTCACTGCATTCGAGGATTTCATGAGCCAGTCAAAATTAGCCGTCCAGCTGCGTTCGTTCCGTCCGCAGAGGAAATCACTTGCCGCCACCTTACGGAAAAACGCCTGCACTTCCCTCATGTCGCCGTGAAAGTCCTGCAAGAATCGAGTCTTGACGGCTTGCTTTCGCTTGTCGTTCATGGTCTTGATTGCTGTGAGCGATGTGCATATCGTGTTGTAGGCGTCCATGATCGCGGCGTACGGCACAGGCGCGCGTATTTGCCCGTGCGGTTCTTCCCCTCCGTGAGGCTTTTCCCGTGCCTTTTGAGGGACATATTCGGATTCTCCCGACGCTTCGCTCTCATCCGCCGATTTTTGCATAGGCTGAGAGGGGGCGAGGGACTCTCTTGCGTTAGCAAGAGATAATATATCCTTACCTAACCTATCCTCTCCTATCCTATGCGGACATTCCGCTGGCAACTGTCCGCAATCCGCCGTCACTTGACCGCAATCCGCGGGCAACTGCCCGTCATTTGTCGGCGAGCCACTGCAATCTAGTGTTGGTGCGGGTTCTAGCGGCTGCGCATTGTCCGCCGTTTCGGCTTCTGATTGCTCTAGCAGCTCTTTATAGATGCTGTCACGCTTCCGATCCGAGCGAATCTTGTTGTTCTCATCCCAGTCTAAAATGTGAGCGACGAGGTCGTCATTGAGGATGCGAACAAACTTCTTCTCGACGAGTTCATTCAGCGCATCCTCACCGACCGCAGCAAGACGCATAACCGAGAACGCCTCCACAACGCCGTCATCATCCGCGTTCATGGACAGATGGAAATAGAGATTCTGCGCCTCGTGAGACATGCGCAGGAATCGCGCTGAGGATGTGATTTTTGTTGAAAACATGCGCCGCGCCATCTCTCTTTGCTCCTTCTATCAATACAACGGCACAAAGCGATACAGCGTTCGCCCTGCATCCCGTTTGCACTCCATAAATCCTTTGATGACAAGCTCTTTCTTAATCCTTTTGAGTGCACCCTTCGAGAGATTCAATCCATCAGGCAATACCGATTCCGTCACATGAAACCAGTCTCCGGCTCGCAGACCAAGAAGCCGAAGCAGATGCAGATACAACGCTAATCCTACGGAGCTGAGCTCACAGTTCAGATAGCGCTCAATGAGTATCGCTATTTGCTTTTTCTCGTCCATGACGCAGTACGGGGATAAGTTATAGTCGCGCGTCCAGCTGCGATCCCCATCTTCCCGCACGACGAAATACCTCACATCGTCGTCGCTATCTACACCGCGCACCACACATATACTAGTAATTATGCCGATTGGGGCTCTGTCATCATGGTTATACAACACCTTATCCCCGACGTCGAACTTTGTTTCAATCTCGAATTTCATAATCTCGCTCCTTTCTCAGCTTGTAGACGTCCGCGATCCGCTCGTCTACTCTCACAGGCTCTAGGATGTACCGCCGCAGGAACGTCTCATGCCCTATGCGGTGAATCTCCGTGTGATGCGTCCTGCACAGCGGCAAAACCTTCATGCCGATATGGCAGATTTCCTTCCTGTTACGGCCCATCCCGACCACGCTCCCCGCGCAGTGGTGTAGTTCTGCTTTCCTGCCACACACCGCGCACCTCTTGTTCAAGAGACACACCCACACATAGCGGTGTATGTCCTCCGCGAGCTTGTATAACGGCTCACCGCAGGGGATGTCATGCAAGAGGCAGAAATCTATCAAGAACGTGATATAGAGGCGTGCAACCTCCATCGAGCAGTCGGAGAGTGAAAACGTCTCCTCCAGCGTCGCGGGGTCGCTCTCCTGAAAGATCCATTTCGTGAGCTCCTTCGCCGTCTCCATCGGCGTCCCGCCCATCCAGAGCGCAATGTCCCGAATGAGCGCGTACGCCTTGCGGCGCTGCTCGGGACTAATCTTTCGAGGGTCGCACAGCTCGATGTTGACGCCCCGTCTGTACTTTCCTTTGAGCGCCTCTTTGTCGGCAGCAGGGAGGAGGATGAGAAAGCCCTCCTCTACCTCCTGCACAACTTTTCCCGGGACGATCATCAGAACGGGATCATTTCATCAGAGACGGGCGTTCCGCCGTATCCCTGCGAGGTGTTACTGTTCCCCGTCCCTTTATCCCCGAGGAACTCGACGTTTTCAGCGATGACTTCCGTCACATACCGCTTCGATCCGTCCTGTGCCTCATAGGAGCGCACCTGTATGTGCCCCTCCACGGCTGTCTTGCGCCCTTTTGTGAGGTAGTTACCGCATATCTCGGCGAGCTTGTCCCATGCAACGACAGGGATGAAGTCCGCCGTCTGCTGTGCATCGTTGCGGACACGGCGGTCAACCGCAAGCGTAAATGATGTGACCGCCTTTCCGCTCTGTGTGTAGCGCACCTCCGGATCGCGGCCGAGACGACCAATTAAGATTGCTTTGTTCATGCCTGCCCCTCCGCCTCGAGTTCGAGGACTTCACCCGTTGCTGCATCAACGGTACGCCCTTTTTCCTCGATGACTTCGGGGGCATCCTTCTCGACGAACTCAGCATCGATATAATCCGTTTCATCCGCCTGTTCCGCCATATCTGCCGCAATGGTCGTCTTAATCGTCTCATCCGCGCTGATACTGCGGGCGAACTCGGTTTTAATCGGGGCGTATTTCAGACATCTTTTCAGGACGGTCTTTTTTGCCATCTCGTCAAAATTCGACTTCCACGGGCTGAACGAAGACCCGTACGACTTACTGTATTTCTTCGCGTGCTCCTGAACATCGTCAACGCTCATGACATTGAATCCATAACCGCCGTCCTTCGTGTGGAAAATGGCGTAGTACATGATAACTGCGCCGCGGTTACTCATTGCCGGAATATGTTTCAGTTTCGGCTCAAGTCCAAGTTCATACTCGAAGGTGTCATTCTCATGCACTTCATGTGCCTGAATATCTTTAACCTCACCGCTCCGATAGGCAAGGTCAATCATGCCCTTATAACCGAGCTGGAACTGGCACTCAAGCGTGCCCTTGTTCTTGTATGGGATGAGATACGCCTGCCCGAGCGGCGTGTTTGGCTCGACGCCGAGCTGTGCCGCCTGCATCATCGCTCCGAGAAAGCTGTTCGGCGTGCACAGCTGAAGATCCTTATTCGTGCTCATCGCCGTCAGTACCATGCGCGTGAAACGCTCGGGCGTGATGACGGAGGGCAGGGCTTTTGCGATCTGCCCCTCCATCGAGACGATGAGGTCTTTCATCGAGCGCTGCGTCTTGACCGCCGCGCTCTTTTCCGTCTGTGCCTTTTGGATTGCTCCGCCGTTGACATTTGCCATGATATATATCCTCCTCTGATGCTCTGTTAAGCGATCCGCAGAACGCGCGTCGGCGCGCCCTGCTTCATGTATTTGTTGTACATCTCCGGATCTTCCGCCTTGAGACGCTTGGAATCGATCGATGCCCGCCCTGCCTGCGGCTTCCATGTGACCTTGTAGTCGCCCGCGTAGCCGACCTCGCTGTCCCCGAGCATGGCGCGCAGTTCGTTCTTATGCCGGTTGATGCTGTTTTCCGTGTTGTCCTTGACCTCCTCAAGCTCTTTGATCGTTTTGATGACGTCAGCCGCTTTCTCCGGCAGCGTGAGCGGCTCCATATTCCCGCCGCGAAATTCGTTTTGCAGGGCTTTCCTGCAATCTTCACTCCCGTCAACATCCGGCATAATTCCGTTTTGTACTTTGTCCCAAAATGCAATCTCCGCCTGCAGGAGCAATTCAATCTCTGCGTCGCTTCTGGGGATCTCCTTCCACACAAACCGGTTACCGCCAATAAGCACGGCGATGTACCATTTCGCGCAGCCCGTCACCATCATGTAGTGCTGACATTGCACATAGTAGGCATCCGGGATTTCGTCGTCTTCCCACTCTTTGGTAGCAAATCCGTTACAGGTCTTGCACTCAAGTCCTGCGTCCTCGCCGACCACCATGCGATCAACGGAAGCAAGGATGAAGGGATGGTCATCGTGCTGCAAGAGTCCGCGACGCTGAACTTTCTTGCCCGTGACCTCGCAGAAGCGATCTGCGACCGCCTGTTCAAGGACTTTGCCCCAGTAGACATACTCGTTGTCACTGAGGTCTTCGGGCTCCGTCTTGCCTGTCTTTTCGAGCCACAGCTGATACGGCGACTTCCACCGATTCAGCCCAACAACGACGGCGGCGTCACTTCCGCCGATCCCTGCGTTTCTCGCGCTCAGCCACTTCGCTTCATCCTGCATCTCTGCAACAGTCATAATCAGTTTTGCCATTACGTCCTCCTTGTGCTATAATGAGCACAGATTTTGTTTACTCCTTTTTTGCCCTTCGAGGTTGCCGCCTCGAGGGGCTTTTCTTTTTGTGTGTCTTTTTTACGTTCATCCCATAACCGCGTTCACCGAACGCCGTGATCAGGATTGCGCTCTCCTCCCGCGTGCGCGGGATCTTCCCACCGCCGTCACACGTCGGCAGCGTGCATGTGAGACAGCCCCACCCGGGGCGGCACTCATTCATTCCCGCGCACCCAGTACGTCATTGTGAGCTTGTCGCCCGGGTAGATCACGCCGCCACGCTCGAGCAGCCATGGGTTCAGCTCCTCGATTCCGCTCTTGTACTCGAGAATGTAGCGGCGGGTGCCGGTGTTTTTGGCAAGGTACTCTTCTGCGATACCCCAGATGGTATCTCCGGGGCGTACGGTATATACCTCCTCGACAAGGACGGCGTTCTTGTCGTCGTCCCAAGGGTTACACGCCCCTGCGCAGAGGATCGCTAGTCCCGCGATCACACATCCTGCAATCACTTTCTTGCCGCTCATGCGACTGCCTCCCTTCTCTTACGCGGGCGACCGCGCCCGCGTGCCTCGCTCATCTGCTTCGCATTCTCTACCATCGCTGCGGCTTTGCTCAGATCGCGGTGCGATACCGCCACATCGTCAAGCCACTGCAGCAGCGCTCGACGTGATACCTTGATCGTCTTTCCCACCCAGAAGGCAGGAAAGTCGCCCATGCCATGCCGCGCTGCGTGTGCAAGGGCGCGTATCTGTGCGACACCGATGCCCATATATGCGGCAGTCTCTTCGAGATTGAGCACCGCCTTTTCCCAGATCGGGATCAGGTCTTTCTCCATCCCCTCACCTCCTCTCTTGGTTGTTGCTCCCTTCCTGACGTGATATAATCGCATACAGAAAGGATGTGATTCCCTTGCGAACAGAATTTAATACTCCTGCCGGAACGTGCTGTTTTGTCTTACCGGATGTATGCCCTCATTGTGGTAATGGTATGCAACCAAACATTTGCACAGCAGACTCCTCTGTTGAAGAAAATGAATTTGCAGTTATTCTTTCTTGCCCTATCTGCAAAGAATTATTCTTTTCCGTATATAGCATTCATAGAAACTATGACAATGACCTATATTCATCAAATATAGCCGTGTACCCATATCGACAGCCAAAACCACTAATTCCAGAAGAGATAAAGCAATATTATCCGTATTTTTTTCAAATCCACGAGCAAGCAGCCAAAGCCGAAAATCATGGACTTGATAAAATTACAGGAATGGCATATCGAAAGGCACTCGAAATTCTTGTAAAGCAGTACATTATCAACCAATTCCCAGATGATGAAAACGACATACTGAACGAACCCCTCGGGCGTTCCATCGCTCGAATTCCTTCGGCAAAGATACAATCTTTGGCCAAAGCTATTTCATGGATTGGCAACGACCAGACACACATGGTTCAAAAACACCCTGACTATAACGTCCCTGAGATGAAACGCTTCATGCTGGCACTCTGTCATCTAATTATCGCCGAGCACATTGCCGACGATGCTGCGGGCTTCGTGTCATCCTGAGCGTTTGCCGAAATCTCACCGATATAGCGACCATCCGGCAGATAGAAACGCCACATCAACCGACATGGATGCTCTTGCGTCCCATCGCCCTGCACGAATGCAACGCGCAGGGCTTTTGTTATGCTTGCATTTTCAAGTCGATAGATTTTCTCGGATTCCATCCCCTCACCTCCTCTCTGTCGCGCGGATGTCGTTTGCCTCTGCGCTCGCGGCTATTGTTCAAGTTATTGAACTTTCTTGGTAAAAAAATAAGCCTTGATGTCTTGCGGCGTATCCTGCAACAGCGTGATAATCTTGTCGATTTCATCCTGTCCGAAAGGGATACGGTTATTCATCTTCAGTGAAAGCGTCCGCGCGGAAACGCCTAACGCTTTCGCAAAAGCCTGTTGCGTTCCAAACTTTTCCACTATCCGCCCCCGAAGCTTGCTATAATCAAACCCCACATTATCACCTCCTCGTAGTTCAAGTTTTTGAACTACATGAATCATACCATTCTGATAAACGAAAGTCAACAACTTTGTTCAAAAATTTTAACTGTCAAATTAAACTTATTGAACTTATGTTTATCATGTGCTATACTACGGATAAGTCCTTTTAGAATTGAGGAAGCTATATGAAACAGACTACACAACAACGCTTGCGGGAGGCATTATCTGCGCGAAACATGCTGCCGATAGAGCTATCTCGTCTATCTGGAATCGGCAAAAGCGCGATCAGTCAGTACCTTTCTGGTAAGGTTACGCCAAAGCAGGATAAAATATATAAGTTGGCTCAGGCTCTTAAGGTGAGTGAATCGTGGTTAATGGGCTACGATGAGCCGATGGAGCAATCCCCCGCCCCCGCATCCGACAATCTGCCCGACCTCACTCCAAAAGACGAACGCGAGATTATGCATTTGATGGATGACATGAAGGAAAAGCTCATGCAGGAGGAGGGGCTGATGTTTGACGGACAGCCCGCAAGCCCCGAGAGCATCCAGTCCATCCTTGACGCGATGCAGATCGGGATGGAGATGGCGAAGAAGCGTAACAAGGCGAAGTATACGCCGAAGAAATACCGTCACGAGGATTGAGCAATGAATGCAAGGGAATGTGCAATCAAACTCATGAGGCGGTGTAACTCCAACGATCCTTCTACGATTGCCCGGGCACTTGATATCGTACTGATCTATTGCCACCTCGTCGATCTCAACGGGTTCTACCAGTATCATAAGCGCAATCATATCATCTATCTCTCAGAGGACTTGGATGAGATTACACAACGCTTCGTACTTGCTCACGAGCTGGGGCATATGCAGATGCACAGGGATTTGAACACTGTTTTCATGGACACAAAGACGTTCCATCCACATACCAGATTTGAGCGGCAGGCAAACATATTCGCTGTCGAGCTTCTTCTCTCCGACGATCTGCTACAAGAGTATCCAGAGTGTACTGTATACCAACTCGCACGATCTGTCGGTGTGCCGGAGGAGTTTGTGGAGTTAAAACAGTTGTAAAAGCCACTATTCGGAGCGGCTTTAGATAATCATGTAGGGAGGCTATTATTATGGATTTCATTGATCAGCTCAAACAGTTTTCGACACGCATCATTAAAATGAAAGACAACATTCAGACAGAGGAAGCAACAAAAACCTCGATGATCATGCCGTTCTTTCAGATGCTCGGCTACGATGTATTCAATCCGCTTGAATTTGTGCCGGAGTATACTGCTGATGTCGGTATCAAAAAAGGAGAGAAAGTCGACTACGCCATCATGGATGAGGAACAAAACCCGCTTATCCTTATTGAGGCAAAATGTCACGATGAAGATCTCGGTAAGCATGGGTCACAGCTCTTTCGATATTTTGGCACTACTTCCGCAAAGTTCGGTATACTTACAAATGGCATCATTTATCGCTTTTACACTGATCTTGAGTCGCCAAACAAAATGGATGATCGCCCTTTCCTTGAGCTCAATATGCTCGACATAAAGGACAGCCTTGTCTCTGAGCTCAAAAAATTCCAGAAATCAGCGTTTGACCTTGACACGATTCTTACAACAGCATCGGAGCTCAAATATAATAATCAAATTAAGCAACTTCTAGCAAAACAACTTGAAACACCTTCTGATGAGTTCGTAACGTACATACTAAATAACGTGTATGACGGCCGCAAGACGCAGAAAATCATTGAGGACTTCCGAGTGACAGTCAAAAAGTCATTCCTTCAATTCATCAATGAGCAGATCAATGACCGCTTGAAAACCGCTCTCGGATCAGAAGAAACAGATGCGCAGCCATCTGTTGAGGCACTGACAGAGTCTCATACGAACGACACGGAGTCGACTCCAGAGTCAAGAATTAACACCACTCCGGAAGAACTCGAGTCTTTTTACACCATCAAGGCCCTTGTGCATGATGTCCTCGGATCGCATCACCTCACGCACAAGGATACCGAAACGTATTTCGGTATTTTGCTTGATGGGAATACACGAAAATGGATCTGTAGGTTGCAACTCGATGGAAAGAAAAAGCTCATCCTGCCGGATGATAACAAGAAATACATCAACTTCCCAATCGACTCGCTTGATGACCTCTACAAATATAAGGAGGAGCTCAAAAGCATCATTCGACGATACATAGATACCAACTAACCAGCACCCGTAGTAAAATAAAAAACCGCCCACCGTGCTGGTAACACGACGAGCTGTTCGCACGTAGCCCCGTAGGGATATCCTCGCACAAGAAAGAATCCGTCGCCTTTCAGAGCGATATTGTGTAGCATAAAAAGACTGCACCTAGGGCGGCGGGAAGGAGAACGCATGGACAATATCATTATTTACAATACCGATGATGGCGCGGCAAAGGTAAGCCTGTACGCCAATGATGGGACTGTCTGGATGACACAGGCGCAAATGGCAGAGCTCTTTAATTCGAGCAAGTCCAATATCAGCGAGCATATATCACATATCTTTACAGAAGGAGAACTCCATGAGGATTCAGTTGTTCGGAATTTCCGAACAACTGCCGCCGATGGGAAAAGCTACAACACCGCATTTTATAGCTTGGATGTCATTCTTGCTGTCGGCTTTCGCGTCCGTTCCCCGCGCGGTACAGAGTTCCGCCGCTGGGCGAATACAACGCTGCGGGAGTATCTGCAAAAGGGCTTTCTCATTGATGATGAACGCCTCAAGAACCCTGATGGACGCCCTGACTATTTCGACGAGCTCCTTGCCCGCATCCGCGATATTCGCGCAAGTGAAAAACGATTCTATCAAAAGCTGCGCGACCTATTCGCACTTTCTGTGGACTATGACAAGACAGAGAAGGACACACAGCTCTTTTTCGCCGATATTCAGAACAAACTTATCTTTGCTGTGACGGGCAAGACCGCCGCCGATCTTATCTGCGCACGCGCCGACGCATCCGCGCCGAACATGGCACTTACGTCATGGGAAGGGACACGGGTACGCGCACGGGATATTTACACCGCCAAGAATTACCTCACCTCCGACGAGATCGACATACTCAATCGCATTGTGACACTCTTCCTTGAGAGCGCGGAGCTTCGTGCGAAACTGTCAAAAACACTTACTCTAGCCTACTGGAAGGAAACGGCGGATCGTCTGCTGGTTGAACATGGTGTCCCACTCCTGCGCGGACATGGGCGTCACAGTCACAAGGATATGAAAAAGCACATCACAGAGGTTTACAAGGAGTTTGATGCCCGCCGCAAGAAGGATGAGGCTCTACAGGCAGACCGTGACGATATGATTGCACTAGAGGAAACGGCAAAGACGGTCAAGGAACGTAAGAAATAGCCGCCGCAAAAATGGCATAAAAAAAGACCTCACCTAGGCGGCAACGTATCTCTTGCATCTCATCGGGGACTTGTGTTATACTATCTATGGCAAACGAGATTAGCATTACGACACACGAAAAGCCCCCAAGCCGGAATCTTGGGGGCTTTTCTGTGCCCATTGTGCAGGCAGGGCTTAACGCCTAGGCTTGTTGCCTTTTTCTCATCCGTCAAGCCATTTGCAGAGATAGTGGCAGACTATCCCCGCCAGAACGGAGAGCAAAAACGAGATTAACATCCTTGACACACCTCCTTCCCGTGCCGGTATGGAGGAGGCAACGCATACAGTATAGCACAGTTCAGAGCATCTAACCAACTAGGAAAATATCGCTGTTTCTTCCCACATAAAAAAACCGCCCACCGTGCTGGTAACACGACGAGCGGCGAAGCAGATAGTCTCCGAGGAGATATACCTACTCTGTTGCAAGGCAAAGTATATCACACCTTCGGGGATTATTCCACATCGAATCTTCGGAGGTGTTTTATTATGCCAACCAAGCGCAAAGACGGGCGCTATCAGTCAAGTGTCATCCTTGAGAACCCGATCACGGGCGAGAAGGTACGGCGCTATTTCTACGCCTACACGCTGCAGGAACTCGAGGCTGAGCGGCGACGCATCATGAACGCAAACATCTCGGATTTCCTGCTAGTCGAGACGTTCCATCGTTTTGCGGATGAGTTCCTCATCATGAAACGTGACGTGGACAAGCTCGAGGCTTCGACGCTATCCACCTATCAGGGCTTTCTCACACGACATATCCTTCCGCGGATCCCACCGACCATGAAGATCGCCGATGTAAAGCCCGCCCTGCTGAAGCATGTCCTTGCACAGATCGACGGTGATCGGACGAGGCAGGCGGTCTATACGCTGCTGCAGTCGATCTTTCGTGCGGCAAAATTTGAGCGTCTGATCGAGAACAATCCGATGGAGTACATCCGTAAACCCAAGCACAAGGCGACGGCTGCGGGGATTGTCACGCCGGAGATCTATCACTCTCTCCTTGAGGCGATCCGCGGATCACAGACCGAACATCTCTTTAAGTTTGCATGGGATACAGGCCTGCGTCGGGGTGAGATCGTCGCGCTGCGCTGGTCGGATTTTGACGCAAAGGCAGCGACGATCCACGTCTCAAAGGCACGCAAACGTGCAGCCGAGGAGTACGAGGGCACGACCAAGACGACATACAGCGCCCGCACGGTCACACTCTCTCCAGCTGCCGTACAGAACCTTCTTGCGTGGAAAAAGAAGCTCGCCGAACAGCTACTCTCGCAGGGCATTCGTCTCACGAAGGATGACTATATCTTCCGCTCCCTCAAAGATGTACGTCAGCCCATGACACTGACCGCCCTGACGCACATCTTCGCCGATTTGAAGGAGAAGCTGAACCTGCCGAAGAATCTCCGCTTTCACTCCTTTCGACACACGCACGCGACCATGCTTGCAGAGCAGGAGATCAGCGCGAAGAAGATACAGCTGCGCCTTGGTCATTCATCTGCATCATTCACGATGGATAGATATGTGCACAACACAGAGCAGATGCAGGAAGGCATCACGGAAAAAATAATCAAGTGTGAAGAAAAGTATTCCAAGTGACAGCCAGGCTGTCAAAAAGGCTGTCAAAAATAAAAATAGAACAGAAAAAGGCTTCCAAGCAAAATGCTCGGAAGCCTTGATTTTACTGGCAGAGAGGGTGGGATTCGAACCCACGG